AGACTTGTGTATAAGCCTACAAATAGCTTTTATCAGGTGCTTAGTTCTGAGGCATTTACAAAGCATGGGTTAAATGTTCACGGAGTAATATTCGACGAACTTCATAGCCAGCCAAACAGAGAACTGTTTGATGTAATGACAAAAGGTTCTGGGGATGCTAGAAAACAGCCTTTATATTTTCTTATTACAACAGCTGGAACAGACAGGAACTCCATATGCTTTGAGCAGCATCAAAAGGCTGTAGATATTTTGGAAGGCAGAAAAATAGATTCAACATTTTATCCTGTCATATACGGATTGAAAGACGATGAGGAATGGGGGTTGGAGGATAACTGGTATAAGGTCAATCCTTCACTTGGCCATACAATAGATATTGAAAAGGTAAGAAATGCATTTAACAGTGCTAAGGAAAACCCAGCTGAAGAAAATTTATTCAGACAGTTAAGGCTTAATCAGTGGGTTAAGCAGTCAGTTCGTTGGATGCCAATGCATGTTTGGGATAAGTGTAGTTTTGAAGTTAATCCAGAAAAGCTTATAGGAAGAGAATGCTATGGAGGACTTGACCTTTCAAGCACAACAGACTTGACAGCATTTGTTTTGGTGTTTCCTCCAATAGATGAGGATGATAAATATCATATATTGCCTTACTTCTGGATACCAGAAGCAAATATTGATTTAAGAGTTAGAAGGGATCATGTTCCATATTATGTTTGGGAGAAACAAGGATTTATAAAGACAACTGAAGGAAATGTTGTTCACTATGGATTTATAGAGAATTTTATTGGAGAATTAGGAACTAAATTTAACATTAAAGAAATTGCTTTTGATAGGTGGGGTGCAGTTCAAATGACACAAAATCTTGAAGGCCTAGGTTTTACAGTAGTTCCTTTCGGTCAAGGTTTCAAGGATATGTCACCACCTACAAAGGAATTGATGAAACTTACACTTGAAGAAAAGATTGCGCACAGCGGTCATCCAGTTCTCCGTTGGTGTATGGATAATATATTTGTTAGAACTGACCCTGCAGGTAATATAAAACCGGATAAAGAAAAGAGTACTGAGAAGATTGATGGTGCTGTGGCTTTGATTATGGCTTTAGATAGAGCTATAAGAAATCGAAAAGGTAATGGAAGTGTTTATGATGAGAGAGGTATATTAATATTGTAAAATAATGGTATATAGCGTATAATAGTTACAAAACATTTTGTAAGGAGAATAAAATGTCAGGGGAAGTAGCTATTAGTTTAACTTTAGAACAAAGAAAATTAATACTTCAATTAATGAATTATTCTTACACTATACCACCAGAATTTCATGAATGTGTAGCAGATGCTATAAAAAAGTATGCAACGAAATCTTATAGCGAAGAAACTATCGCTAAAATGGTACAGAAAAGTCAAAGCGTTGCTAATAGTGGGTTTTTATTAAGAGAAGATAGTATGTCTTTATTTAGAGGAAAATTTGCAGAATGGCTTGCTTGTATAGAATATAATTCCTTGAAAAACAGTGGTTCAGTTATTATGACAATTGTAAATCCTGATGAAACATCGAAAGCAGATTTGTTGCATTTTATCAAGGTGGGGGACGAATTTAAGGCTGTTGCGGGTCCTGATATAAAATCTGGTGGAAGTACATATGTGTTTAATCAATGGAAAAAGATTGTTACTTCAAGGCATGATATTCCAATGGTAGATTTTGACGGTGTATTAACTACTGAAAGTGGACTGAAGCAGCTTACAAAAAGCCAAAGAGAAGAATTTGAGATGCTATGCGAGAAATACCCACGCAAAAGGCCAATTCCCACTAAGTGGACTAGTCAAGATGAATTAAGGTTAAGAGTTGATTATTTTAAGGGTATATTGGAAACGGAAGATACTTTTAAATATAGTCCAGAAGTAGCATCTTTATTAAAAGAAACACTTAAGAATCAATGTAATGAAAAGCTTATTGAATCAGATTGGTCAGAGTTTAATGACAAATGCAAGGAAATATTTGCAGATGTTGATTTTAATGTTGGAAATGCATCTTTAAAAGAAAATGATAGTCAATCAAATATAAAAGATAGTAAACTTAATGATAAAACCAAGATATATAGATCTGTTAAAATCGATAGACCAAAAAAGGTAATGGTAAAGTTTAATGATTTTAATGTTGGTACGTTACTCAAGGGTGTTGGAACAGTTGCTACCTTAGCCGGTGGTGCGGTTTTTGTTTATAAAAATCCAGGATTAATAAAAAATATATTACATAAAACCACAATTTTCAATAAAGGTATTATTAATAAGCTAACAAAGGGATTGTCAAAAGGAACAGCAGCAAGAGAAGTAGCAAAAGGAACAGTAAAGATAGCAGTAAAAGGAACAGCTAAGGCAGCAGCTAAAGGGACAGCAACAGTAGCGGCAAAAGTTACAGCAACAGAAACAGCAAAAGCAGTTGCAATAGAAACAGTAGCAGAAACAGTAAATAACATTCGGTCTTCTCCTGTAAGACATGAAGTAAATGGTTATTTTAGAAAAAGTGGTACTTTTGTTAAAAGTTATATGAGAGGAAAGAATATTAAATAGTTTACAAAAAAAGCATCTGCAAATTCGTAGGTGCTTTTTTATGCCCATTTTCAGGAGGTGAACAAATGCAAATACAGATATTAAATAGATTCTTTAAATCAAGAGATAAGCCAATTAAGAACTACCTTCCAAGCAAGGCATACAGTTTTTTCTTTGGAGGAACTTCAAGTGGTAAGACGGTAAACGAAAGAACGGCAATGCAGACAACAGCAGTTTATGCTTGCGTCAGAATTCTTGCTGAGACTATAGCAAGTTTGCCACTCCATACATATAAGTATACCAAAGATGGCAAAGAAAAAGCATCAGATCATAAGTTATACTATTTGCTCCATGATGAACCAAACCCAGAGATGACTTCATTCGTGTTCAGAGAGACACTTATGAGTCATCTTTTATTATACGGAAATGCATACGCACAAATTATCAGAGATGGAAGAGGGCATGTTGTAGCTCTTTATCCGCTTCTCCCAGACAAAATGAGGGTTGATAGAAATACAACTGGAGAACTGTATTATGAATATCATTCGGACAAAGGTGTGTATATTTTATCCAAAGATGATGTGCTGCACATTCCAGGTCTAGGTTTTGATGGACTAATTGGCTATTCACCCATAGCCATGGCCAAGAATGCAATTGGTATGGCAATCGCAACAGAGGAATATGGAGCATCGTTCTTTGCAAATGGAGCAAATCCTGGAGGTGTTCTTGAACATCCTGGTATAGTCAAGGATCCAAAGAAAATAAGAGACAGCTGGAATCAAGTATATCAGGGAAGCAGCAATGCTCATCGTATTGCAGTACTTGAGGAAGGCATGAAGTTTCAACAAATAGGAATACCGCCAGAACAGGCACAGTTTTTGGAGACGAGGAAATTTCAAATAAATGAAATTGCTCGTCTTTTTCGTATTCCGCCACATATGGTTGGTGACTTGGAGAAAAGCTCCTTCAGTAATATAGAACAGCAGTCTTTGGAATTTGTTAAGTACACACTTGATCCATGGGTTATCAGGTGGGAAATGGCAATGCAAAAAGCACTTCTGCTCCCAAGCGAGAAAAAGACTCATTTTATTAAATTTAATGTAGATGGGCTACTTAGAGGTGATTATCAATCAAGAATGACTGGTTATTCCATAGGTAGGCAGAATGGGTGGTTGTCAGCAAATGACATAAGAGAACTTGAAAACATGAATCCAATACTTGAAGAACTTGGAGGAGACTTGTATCTGATAAATGGCAACATGACAAAGCTTGAGGATGCTGGTGCATTTGCAAACAAAGACATCACAAAGGAGGTAGAAAAATTTGAGTAGGAAATTTTGGAATTGGGTTATAAACGAGGATGGAAGAACATTGTACCTTGATGGGGCAATAGCTGAGGAAACATGGTACGGAGATGAGATTACTCCAAAGCAGTTCAAATCAGAATTAATGAGTGGAACAGGAGATATAACCATATGGCTTAATTCGCCAGGGGGAGATGTATTCGCTGCAAGCCAAATTTACAACATGCTAATGGACTACAAAGGAAATGTTACAGTGAAAATTGATGGAATTGCAGCAAGTGCTGCATCAGTAATTGCAATGGCAGGAACAGAAGTTCTTATTTCTCCAACAGGACTAATGATGATTCATAATCCAATGACCATAGCCTTTGGAGACACAGTTGAAATGGAAAAGGCAATAGAAATGTTGAATGAGGTAAAAGAGTCAATAATCAACGCCTATGAAATAAAGACAGGCCTTTCAAGGACAAAACTGTCTCACCTGATGGACCAGGAAAGCTGGTTCAATGCAAAGAAGGCTGTGGAGCTTGGTTTTGCTGACAAGATACTGTTCATGCAAGAGGAGGAGGCTCTTGAAGTTGAAGGTGCAATATTTAGCAAGATGGCAGTGGTGAATTCTTTACTGAACAAGCTGCCTCAGAAGAAACAAACAGGAATACCAATTGAAAATCTTGATAAGAGATTAAATTTATTAAACATTAGGAGGGCAACACATGAGTAAAATATTGGAATTAAGAGAAAAAAGAGCGAAAGCCTGGGATGCAGCTAAGGCTTTTTTAGATTCAATAAGAGGGGGTGACGGTCTTATTTCTGCTGAGGACACTGCAACCTATGACAAAATGGAAGAGGAAGTAATTAATCTTGGAAAGGAAATTGACAGACTTGAAAAACAGGCAGCAATAGACCTTGAACTTTCAAAGTCTATTAACAAGCCAATTGTTAACAAACCGTCAC